AAGCCGGTCTGCGCGAAGCCTGTCGGGGGCTCGATGGTGACTGCTTGCCCAGGTGAGGCGTTATAGCGGGAAACTGCGTTCACGTCGATGACGCGGCCGCGGGATTGGATGCGGTCGAGCATGCCTTGGGCTTTGCCGGGTCCGGGGTAGACAGTGTCGTCGAGGCGTTCGACGTATGCAGCCCGTGGGACTGTCGCTCCGGCTACGTCGTAGGCGATGTGGTTTTCGCCGAGATCGTCGACCCACCGGTACTCGATGACGACTGCGTCATACCAGACGCTTGGGTCGTAGGTCATTGAGTCGGTGTGAGTGACCATGAGGTTGGTGGGGCTTACTCGGAGTTGCCCTGGCGTGGTGGACTGTCGTTCGGTCAGATACCAATTTCCCTGCTCGTCTGACCATAAGCGCAGACCTTCGGGGCTGAGGATCGTGTCGAGATAGTCCCATGCTCTGTGACCGGGCTGCCAGATCGTTGCTTCGGCTTCTGAGACTGTCCCGGTGGCCGGTGTGCCTGAGATTGTGTCTCCGTGACGGTCTAGGACAAGCTGAGCGATCGTGGCGATGTCTGTCGAGCTTGGGTCGTAGCTTGAGGCTGCCACGATGGTGTCGAATATGAGTTTAGATTCGTTCGAGGTCGCGCGGAGTTCCATTTCTTTGTCGACCTCGTTATAGGTGCGCTCTGTGATATAGAGATCGAAGTCTCGAGTTTGGCTGGCATAGTTGATCCGGTTCCATGAGCCGAATAACCGGTTAGTAATGGATGATGGGGAGACGCCTCCGAATGAGGTGATGACTGCGACGCTGCCGCCTCCTGTTTCGGTGAGGGTTCCGAGGTCCCAGATTGTGCCAAAGTCTTGCCGGATTTCGCCCGATAGTCGCAGCTCCCGGTCTGTGAGGTCGATTAGGTCCATGTCTAGGGCGTCTGGCAGCGCAGCGATGATCCGCATTTCGGCGTAGGGTGCCCGTGACTCGTCGAGGCTTAGCTGTGCCTCTTTGATTTTGAGTTCGATGTCGAGCGGTGTGATCGTTGCGGTTATTGAGTGCCGGTCTCTGATTGAGGTCACTAGATGACCTCCTGGTAGTCCATTTCGATTATCCAGTTACGGCGGCCGACGGGGTCGAGCCCCATTTTCATTACTCCGGTGCGGACAAAGCTCATGCCGATTTCGGGGTGGTCTGTGTCTGTTAGCTCCCATGTCCCGATCGCGCCGAGTGCTTCGTACGCGACCCACGCGTTTGTTTTTGACTCAAAAAATAAGTGAAGCGTACCGTAGCGCAGGCCGTCGAGTTCGAGGCTTACGTCTTGCTCTGCTTTGCCGATCACGTTGTGAAGCACGTTGCGGGATTCCCGCTCGGTGTTGTACTCGAGGACTAGGTCGGGTGTGATGCTGCTAATGGCGTCTGTGATGGTTGTCGTCATTGAATTGTCCTCGTTATTCTCACGTTTAGGTCGGGCACTCTGAGGCTTAGCAATTCCCGTTGGAAGCGGCTCAGTTGGTCGAAGGCTGGGGTCATGTCAAACTCCGGGGTTGCGTCGGTTTGGCTCATGATGTTTAGGCGGCGTTGACCTTCGTCGATAATGTCGTTATTTTCTGATAGCTCGACACCAACGTCGCGGTAGGTCCGGCGGATGTCTAAGGCTGTGTTGACTGCGTCTTGTTGAATTTCAGCTTGACGACGTATCGGGTCGAGTAGGTCTTCCTGTTCTCGACGGTAAGCACTGGCGGCACGCTGCTTTTCCTCGTCAAACGCGGTGATTTCGCCGAGGTTTGCGATTTGGTCGTCGTAGTACCCGTTGATTTGGTCCTCGACCTCTGCGCGTTTGTCACCGAGTCCCACTTGGGCTGCCACGAAGTCGGTCCAACTAATACCGAGGTTGTCGAGGTCTTGTTTGAATTTGTCGCGCTGCTCTTGATCACCGACTAGCGCTTCGAACGCTTCGATCTTTTGGTTTTCGGTGACCATATAGACACCGGCCTCGACCATTTGTTGCGCCATGTCCCAGGTCGCTTCGGCGACTTTGGCAGCTTCTTCTTTTTGTTTGTTTAGCTCAGCGCTGACGAGACCTAGTCCGGCTGCGGCTGCCAGTCCCGCTGCGGCTCCGGCTGGACCAAAGCCGGAGAACATTTCGGCGGCCGCGCCTTGGAAGCCGTCGACGATGGATTCTGCGGAGCCGTCAAAGGATGCTGCCACCTCCTTCGCGTTGGAGAAGCTGTCGTCCTTCATTTGGGTAGTAGCTTCGCCTACGTCGTCCGCAGCTTTGTCGTAGGAGCCTGAGATTTCTTTGCCGAGTTTCGATGCCTCTTGCTTGGTTTCCCGTGCGTAATCCGCGAAGGATTTTTCCATATCTTCAGCGGCACCCTCAGCGTCTTTAGCTAGATCGTCGAACGTGTCACCGACTGACTCGATGATCTCCTCGGCACCCTTCATGCCCTTTTTGAACTCGCTAGTGTCCGTGGTGAGGTCTAGTTTCACGCCTGCCATGGTTAGGTCCTGTTCTCTACTAGGTCGATAAAGGTTTTGACTGAGGTTTGTACCCAAAGGCTGAGGATTCTGGGGACAGTCTCACGGGCTGCCGGGTAGAAACTGTAGCCTTTGGGGTCGCGGCGGTCGAGCTGAGCTGTGGCGCTTTTGTTTCGCATGACGTATGGTTTGCCGAGCTTGGAAGTGCTGCGGATTGTGCGAAGCCGCTGCGGGTTTGCTCCGAACTCGAGCGCATACCATTGGGTCTTACCGTTGAGACCACCGGACAACGGCCTGCCGGTGGTCGCAGCGGTAAGCGTGACGCCTTTGTTACCGACTGACACCTTCGCTGTGTTGGCTAACACTTTGAAACGTGCTCGTTGGTTGCGGCCGCCGGACAGTGAGGTGGACTCCGCTATGGCGCTGCGCCACACCGGGAGGATCACCTTCTTTGACTGCGCGTTGACCGCTTTTCGTATCTCGGGCTCAGCTTCTTTGAGCGCGATGACTACTGCTTGGATCTCACGCGAAGCTAACGCGGAGACCTGCAACATTACGGCTCGACTAGCGTTGGCACGCCCTTGACGGGGAGGCTAACGGAAGTGGTCGCAAAGCTGCGAGTATCGCCACCGATCGAGCCTGCAACGATGTGAAGGTCCATCGTAAAGGATGGGCCGGAGCCGCTGCGGGGCTTGAGGATTGCGCCGGTGATCTCGGTGCCTTGGTTGTTCCAAAGAAAACGTGACAGTGACGATGCGGAGTCCCAGTCTTGGACGAAGGTCAGGTCGAGTGACCAATCGGTCGAGGACTCGGGAAAGTGAGCGTCCGGGGTGAGACCGTAGAAGGTCGTCGTCGATACGCTTGGGGTCAGGGTTGCGGTCGAGGCGGCTGCTTCGTAGTCGTCTCCGTCGAGGGTAAGCACCACGTCTTCGTAGTAGAGCGGTGCAGGGGTGATGGTTGCCATTTGCTAGTCTCCTAGTTCTGCGGTTGCTTGGGTTGTTATTTCGTAGCCCATATATCTGTCGAGGTGTACGACCTTGGTGGCCTCACTCCATGTCAGATTGGGGAGGGTGTTCACTGCGGTGAGGGCTTCGACGAGCAAGTCGTCGAGGTCGTCTTCGGCAGCCTTCGCGTCGGTGTGAGCGCTAAGTATCATGAGCGCTATTGTGACCGTAATTTTGGACAGTGGCGCGTATTCGGATGGTGTGAAGCTGCGGACGCTTACCAGCATGGTGGGGCGTGTGATCGCGTTTAGTGACCGCTCATCGTCGATGACGGTCCAAGTGTTTGGCAGCTCAGCGGTGAGGGCATCGACCGCTGCGGATCGCATGCTCATTAGCCGGTCACCGGGACGCCACGCCGAGGGCGTAGTAGCTGCTTGATTTGCCAATCGAGTGGGAATGGCCGGATGGTAAACGTGTCGGAGCCGATGTCGCCGTTGGTGGCGTCGACTAATGCACCGTTGTAGATGTTGCGGGCTTGCAAGATTTGGCCCATACGGTAATAACGTGGGACGGCAGCGCCGTCGGCCAGGGCTGGCGCGTAGTCGATGACCTGGGTCTTTGCGATCTGTAGCAGCTCGAACAATACGTCGTCGTCGATGGTGCGAGAGTCTATCCACTGCGATCGTGTGATCGCTAGGGTGGCCCACTCCTCGGCTGTGTCGTCTGCGACGATTTGCACTGGGTCGACCTGTGTTGCTGCCACTGTGACGTGGTGCTCGGTGTGGTCGATGATGCAAACGATCGTATAGATACCGACCTCGGTGAAGATTGAGGTCTCCGGGAAGGTTACCTCGATAACGTTGCCTTGCACTACTCCGGTGAGTGTCGTGATTTCGGTGCCGGATGGGTTGGTGGCCGTGACCTCGATCGTGTCATTACCGTGTAATTCTTGTGGCACGCCATTGAGTCCGGGGAGCACCGTCCAGACCTCGTGCGGCGTATCGCCGACGTAGTAGTAAGTCATGACGGTGCTCCCTTCGTTCGTTTGCTTATTCGGCGTTGTTGATGATGCGTGACAGACCGTTGGTGTCGTCGATGCGAGCAGCGACGTAACCGAACACCGCCTCGTCGACTCCACCCTTGGCGATGTCGAGAGCGTTCACGCGGATCGGTGATCCGGGCAGCTCGTGGACAGTGATTGCGTCACGGGCACCGACCAGCACGTCTCCGGCAGCCATTTCGGCGTGGGGGACGATACGGAAGGATTCCATTTCGCCGCCTTCGAGATTCAGGCTCATGCTGAGGAACTCGAGAGCGTTGTTGGTCTGGATGAGTGCCAGCTCCTCGTACACGTCGGGTGCGACGATTGCGAAGGTGGGGAGTGCGTCAGCGTTGGAGATGACGTTGAGCGATCCGCGTACCAGCTTGACGAGCGACTCGGCAATACCGGATGGGATGGTGCCGACCTCGGTTCCAGCGCCTACTGCGGTGAGTGCGGTGCTGAGGACGTAGTTGTCGGACTGCTTTGCGTAGCTGTCAACGGCGTAACGCATCATGGACTCGAGCACGTCGGTCTGACCGAAGTCGACAAACTCGCGCGCGATGTCCCATGCGCCCGCGAAGCGCTGCAAGGGAACAGTGTAGGACTCTGCAACGGGAGCGTTCGAGGGAACGTCTGCCTTGTTGCCGGTCCACTCTGCAACCTCGGGCTTCGTGGTAAAGCGCCAACCGATGACCGAGGTCGAGGTGAGTGCTTCGGATGCGAGGTTAGGGATGACCTTACGGGTGAAGCGACGGCCGTTCCACAACTCACCGACGTACTGAGGTACGACGGTCGAGGTGCCGACTGCGCCTTCTCCGGTGATTGCCACGTCCTCGAGGGCTGCCATGAGGCGGCGGTCTCCGGTCGTGCGAGCCTGCGCGATCATGCTAAACACGTCGTGCTTGCTCAGTTCGGACTTTTTGGGGGTTGCGGTCACCGAGGCTTTGAGGGTCTCGGGCACGCGGGCGTTCAGTGTTTCGTCCACTGGTGTTTCCTCCTGTGCTGGTTCAGGCTGCTCCTCGGCGGCCATTGGGGTTAGTTCGACGTGCTCGTCGATGGTGACAACGTCTCCGTCGACAACCTTGGTGCGGGTGATAATCCGCTTCCAAACGTTGCCGTCTTCGTCGGTGTATTCGTCCTCGATGGTTTCGATGGCACCGCTGTCGGTGGTCACGTCAACCTCTTCGACGTCTTGCTCGATTTCGGAGATGGTCTCCTCGTCGACAGTGTCGGCAGCCATTAGGCGTGCCGATGGGAATGCTCCCTGAGTTACGAAGGCGGCTCCGGTGAGGGCACCGGCGACCGCTTCGCCTGCTTTGATTACCACGTTTTTTACCTCCGCGGATAGGGCTTTGAGTTTGCCGGTTTTCTTACCCTGCTCGATTTCTTCGAGTAGGGCGGCGCCTTCGGGGGTCTCGCCGACCTTGAAGGTAGCGACGATTCCCGAGGGAGTCTCTGTGGCCGTCACGATACGGGCGACGGGTTCCATTTGGTCATGGTCCAAGTTGGCCTGCAAGACCGATACGTCATTGGGGATGCTGATGATTCCGGGGCCAGGAATCTTGAACTTGCCAAGATTGGTGCGTCCGACCTCACCGAATGGCAAGAGCAGTCCGGTGACGATCCGGTCGGTGATGGAGGCGGTGAGGTATCCGGCCTCGATATAAGCGATTGTCATTCAGTCCTCCGTGTAGGGTCCGACTTGACCGCCGGGGCGGTTGGAGTGTGGGGAAGCGTCGAAGCGGATGCGTTGTCCTCGAGGGCAAACGTCGTCCATGCTGAGGCGTGCCTCGATGGGTTCGGTCCAGAATGGTAGCCGTTCGATGAAGGATTCGGTGCGGCCTTCTTGGGTTTCGTAATTGAGTGAGGCTTTGGGGAGTGCTGCGTCGAGCATGGCGGTTGGTAGGTTCATGAAGTTTGCGATGTCGAGCTTGACTGCGTTTCGTGCTTCGATCATGAGGTCTGTGGCGCTGTCACCTTCGAGGCGTGCGCTGAGTGCGTAGGGCACGAACATGACGGTGCCGTCCGGGTCGCGGCGTGCGGCTGCTACGGCTTTGACGTATGAGGATGCCTCCTCTTGGGTCATGCCGTTGTCTTCCTTCTCCTCCAAGATGATTGCGGGAGCGGGTGTGCGAGCGCGGCCTGCCCATGAGGCCTCGAGGTCTACGGCTCCTCGGATGGTGCGGCCTGCGACATTGAGCAGTCCCTCGAATGGTCCGGGGAAGTAGATGACCGAGTCCGCTGCGGGCGTGATGCCGTCGACTAGGATTTCTCCGTCTTCGTCGATCTCCCAGCGGTCCCATGGTACGCGAATGGCGTCGATGATCTGGCCCTCGGCTCCTCGGTCGACGGCCCAAAGGCTCATGCCGTAGAAGATTAGATCGTCGATGGTCTGTGCCATGCGATGCCATGGGGGCAAGTCTGTGTCGGTGCGGTAGAGCCAAGTGGGCTGCGGGTCGACGTAGTCGTTACCTCGGAGCGCCCGAAGGGGCCGTCCCGCGAGCGCTCCGAGGATTAGGCCTCTGGCGACTGCGACCGAAGGGAGGCTCATGGCCTCTTTACGGGTTACCGGAATTGTGTCGGTGCCAAAGATGTCAGACCAAACGAACTCATTGAGTGCTCCCTCTGACCATGGGGAGACCACGCCTGCGCGGGCGATGCGGTTAGCGGGGAAGCCTGATACTGTGCTGTTGTATGCGTAGCTCGCGAAGTCGAGCTGCTTGAGTATTCCCATGGCAACTATTGTCGCGCGTACCTCTTACGTTTTTGACCCTCGGCGTGTCCGCTGGTATGAGATGCCGTACCCTTGGGTCTTACCGACCGAGATGCCGTGGACGTGTCGCTCGTGTCGGGTTGATAGTTTGGCTGCTTCGTCGAGGTCGGCAGCGACCTCAGCGTAGAGATTGCCACAGTCTGTGCAAGTGACCACGACGCTAGTTCTCGACTTGTCGAAGCGGATCATGAGGCGACCACGATCCCGGCCGGTGCTCCGTTGGTTGTCTTAGCGAAGTGTTGGTCCCAGTTGCGGAGCGCTCGGGTTGCAGCGTCGAGGCAGGTAATGTCATCGCCGGGTTGGATGGTTGTCCATAACCACATACCGTGGTCTCCTCTGATCTCACGTTTGCCAGCTCGGACGACTGCTTCGTTTAGGCCTACTTGGTCGAAGTGCTTGATGCTGCCACGGTCTAGTTCTCGGAGAAACTGGATGCAACCGGCAGCGGTCTCTCGATAGGTTTGCATTCGCAGCTTGACCTTTGGCTGCAACGGGGCGCACTCGACGGCTGTCGCTTTGCCTTCGCCGATGTCGTCATAAGCGATGGTGCTGCCTCGATACTTTGTCGTCAGCTCTTGCATTCGCTTCGGCAGCCATGACGTACCTTGACGGTGTTCGACAACCTCGACGTGAGCGACATTCTGCTTGTCGCGCCATGCTGCCACGATCGCAGAGGTAGCACCTCCGGGTTTGATCGCGAGACCGAAAGCGATGCGCGGCGGTTTCTGTTTCTTGGTTTGCAAACGGGCAGCGTCCCACTGCTCGGGAGGCACTGCGGTCGTCCCGAACGTCTCGGGCCACATTGACAGATATTCTCGAGCCCATTGAGGCTTAGCCATTGAGCGATAGTTCTTGATCATTTTGTCGATCGTCGTCAAGGTGCCGATGCCGGGGTGGCAGGTCTTGAGCAGCTCCATGGCTTGGTCCTCGTCCTCGACGATCTCCCAGTCTGTGTCTTCGGGTGCTGCGAAGTCGACGATGCCGATGCTGGTATCGCCTCCGCGGCCGCGCTCGAGGTAATCCCAGAAGATGCCGGTGCGAGCTTCGCCTGCGGTTCCGGAGATGATTAGCGACGCTCCGGGCTTGGTGTCTTGCAACGGCAGGATCGCAGCTAGTAGGTCTTCGCCTTCGATCGGGTCGATCTCCTGAGCTTCGTCGAGCCAACTACAGTCGGCTGCCTCACCACGGTAAGCCTCAGCCTCGGGCTTGAGGACTATGAAGCTCGAGCCGTTGTCGAACTCGATGCGCTGATTGGCAGCACCTCTGAGGATGCGAAAGCCGCGGTCCTCTCCGAAGATAGCCTCGTCACCGAACAGAGTGGCCTGTCGGCTGCGAGTGCGGGGCCGGTTGAATGGGTCCTCATACGGTGGTGGTGTAATGCGGTCCAAACGGTTAGCCCACTCTCTAAACCGTCGCGTCGATGCGACTCCTGATTGTGCGGAAAATGTGACCTGGTAGTTGGGGCGCAGCGCGCAGCGGCCAAGCAGCACTAGAAAGATCGTGGTCGTCTTCGAGGCTCGACGTGGCATTTGAATTGCAAAAGCATCACGATCGCTGGCAAGCACGTCGGCGATTAGATATTGCTGCGGTTTCAACTCATCGGGATTGCCCAAAAAGCCCATAAGCTCAGCGCCCTTGAGAAACTCCTCACGATTGGTTTCGTTTGTGCTGGCATCGGACTGGAACGCTGGCGTAATGCCTTCGGCCTTCCGCAATTCCCACTCCCTGAGAAAAAAAGTTTTGC